GTGCTTTCAGAACAGGGGCGGGAATGTCCGACTTAACGACCATCTCACCTTCAACTTCAATCATTTCCACTTCGGCTTTCTTTTCGATAGCCTCTGCTTTGATGATGAAACCGTTTTCGATAAGGCCCTTACGCAGGAACTCATTCTCTGCTTTCAAGGTGTCAACATCAGCTTTCAGTGCTTCGATGTCGATTTCTACAGCTTCAGCTTCAATCTCGTCCGCTTTCTCAGTAACCTCTTCGGTAACTTCCTCAGCAGCTTTCTCCAGATCAGCTTCTGCATCATCAGCCTTTTCCATGTCGTAGCCAAGAGCCTTCATGGCCTCTTCTTTACCACAACCCATCTTTTCCATGTACGCCTTTACTTTGGCTTCCATTTCATCGTTCATTTTAATAACATCCTCTTGGGAGTCGTCACGCTTGAAGAGGCTGACCATTGCCTGTGCATTGGCAGGACGATCCACTAGGGACAACTCGTCAAGCATGAGGTTCTTAAGGAGTGTAGGCATTAGTCAATCTCCTGTTTCATAGCACGGCCCCCAATGGAGAAAGCCGCAAGTTCACCAGACTTGACCATATCCCAGACTGCATCATCGAATACTTTGTATGCGACAATCCAACCCTCACGATCAGACTGAATACCGAGAGCATCACCAATCTCTTTGGTGACAGGCAGAGAGTGTACAACGACACCAACCTGTTCGCCTGTGTGCATGGCCTTGCCTACTCGCACATGCTCCATAAAATCATTAACTGCCTTGACAAGCGTATCAGCTTCAATCATGTCACCCTGACGGTCAACCACAGGCTCACCTTTTTCAGTAATGACAGAAGCCCAGCCGTATACCATACGTTGCTCATCATCGGCTTTAAGAATTTGACCTTCGAGGTCGCAAGACCGATTGCCTTGCTCAATATTTGCTTTAGTCATTTCACTCACCGAAGTGTCTGCTTCCCACATACGACAAGACCAGTAACGAGCAGATGTCTTGTCACTTGCTGTGTCGCACGAGTGGCGGGAGCGGAAGTTTGCACGAGCCTTCGGATCATCACGACGGATTTCCATATTAGGATCACCGAATGTCACTCGTTTTACTTTGTCGCCATCCATGACAAACACTTCAAATTTCTTGTTGCCACCTTGGATGCGACGGGGCTTATTCAGGGACACTTTTTCGCCCTGATATTCTGCTTTGGCGAACTCAGTCTTTAGTACCTCTTGTACAATAGCCCTGAGAGCCTCTATACGGTCTACTGAGGGGCTATCTTCAGCTTCTGCATACTCACCCTCATCTTCACTCTCTAAGGGCAGTCCTGCGGCCTCTCTGTAAGCGTTAAGATATTCTTCTTCGCTTTCACCGGGCATATAGACAGCTTGCTCGTCGTAATCGGTTACGTGAATACGACCCTCAAGCCCTAAATCCATACTGCGACTGCGGGCTTCCATTTCAGTGGTGAAGATGTCGTTAGCGTATTGAGCCTTTTTGATAGCACTGTAAGCAGCAGCCATAGCCCTACCCTCATCTTTTGTGTCGCTGTAGACGGAGTTGAAGACTTCCATGAACTGCTTCTTCTTACCAGCAGGTACGTTAGAAGGGACTTCTTTTGCGGAACTGTAGGGCATTATGGTTCCCCTGCTATTGTGTTCTTCACCAAAACCATAGTAAAGTTAGATGTTACACGAGTGTTGTTAGTTTCCACTTTGTCTGCCCTAACCTCTAGGTCTGTCTTTTCTGGAAGAGGCAGTGGGATAGGAAAGTCGTATCTATAAGTACTCTCGAAAACTTCTGCCATGTGGGAAATACGGAAGTTTTGCTTTCCGAATGGTCGAACCATAAACAAAATCTGTGCGTCTTTAGCTTTTTGTACAGAAAAGTCACCCGCCATTATGAAAGCTGTATAACCAGCGGGAACTGTATAAATACACATGAGTGCCTGAGACAGATTTTCTTCTATCTGTGCCACTACAGTTCCACTAGAGCTAGTAATTCGGGCAGTAATTGTGCCAGCATTACCCGTCTCAGCACCTGTATAGATCATACGATAAACACGGAGGTAGCTATTTGTAGTGGTTACGGCCACAGTTCCCGTAAGATCAATCTCTTCAGATATGGGATTGTAGTCTGCATCAAGACCTTGGATTTCTATCGAACCTGTGTCAGCAGCGTCATCAGACAGTAGATACAAAACTTGGGCAGTATTCAATGCAGACCAAGGATACAAACCCCCAGCAGTCCAAACCGTCTCTGGCTCACTGTTGTTATCAATGTCAAAATTAGCACCAAACTTATGAATAAAGGAGTAACCATTAGACTCACCTTTAGCTATAGCGAGAGGGTCATGCTCGTATAAGTGTCTAGTCCATGTTGTCATCGTTTATCCAGCCTGTGCCAGTTACCAGAACGTAGACCAACCATAGCTTAAGATTCCTCTTGATTAGTGTCAGGCTGGCCAATCTCTGGGTCGTATTCCAGTTCAGCAATAGCCATAAGGTCACTGATAACCTCTGGGTGGTTGCTAACGTCGATATTCGCACCATTAAGGTTACGTAGGAATGCTGCAATCTCACGAAGATCGTGGGGTGCTACATCACCAGCCTCAATAGTCGGCATCAGGTCATAGGGCAGACCGTTCAACTCCCAAAGGCGTTCAACCAACTGCTTGTTGAGAACGTCCACAATGGCTTGGATATAACTCTCAAGCGCACGGAGGAACAGGTCTGTCTTCGACTTGGAGAGAGCATAGGAACCGCCCTGCGATCCAAGCAGAAGAAACTCAGAAAGAACACTACGAGCAATGTCGTGTTGATAACGACGAACAATGGGATCAATGTCGATATTACGCTTACCATTGGAAGCCATCAACTCAATATCTACCAGACGAATGTTGGTAGGCGACCCATCTTTATCCAAGTAGGTGTCAGAAGGAGTAATAATATAACCTTGTTCATTAAACTTGACATCCCGTAGGATTTGCTTCAAGTTGTTTACGAACTGTGCCTGTTCTGGAGTTGCACCTACCGACAGGTACTCAGCAGGAATACGAGCAACCGGAATACCAGCCAATTCCCGTTCAACAGCGATAGCCTCAATAGCTTGCAGGTTGTTCAGGTACTCATAAGAGGTATAAGCATTCCTTAGAATTGAACGACCAGAAGGATCACCATTAATGCTAGTTGTTCGATAGTATAGAGATTTGTTGGTAGGAATATAGGACTTGTTGTTAAACCCACCAATAGTTTGTTCAATGCCGAGAACATCGCCAGTCTTCCTATCTACATCAAAACGGTTAATAGTCCAAGGCGCACGAGCAGCAATCTTACGTACACCAATACGACCATCAGTAAACTTAGACCGTTTCTTGTCGCTACGTTCATTGGGGCCAACACGACGTTTATAGATCACCTCGAACCAACCAAACCCATACGACAAGAACGACAAAGCCTCAGCAATGTGATCGTCTAGAGTGTGATCCATATCGTGCAATACACTCTTAACAAACTCAGCTTCACGTTTAGCTGCATCTGTGTCGTTAGCAGGTTTGACTGTGAGAGTCACATCACGTAGAATTTGCTCTACCGAATACATAACAGCACCGATAGTGCTATCATTGTCCCGCATCTCACGGTATTTCTTAATGGCCTTACGACCACGGAGTTCAGGCAGAAACTCGTCTGCACGGATTTGACCGTTATCAGTGTTATCACCAGCTACACCTAAAGTAGCCTTAGCTTGCGCCTCAGAGAGTTTCCTAGCCATTGTTCTTTATTCCGTTATCTGCTAAGCCCCTTAGAATTACTGTAGGCTAGGGTAAGCTGGGGCTTACTGTACCCGTTAAGTGAGAGGTCTGTTAAAGCCCATACACAGGCATCTAATCTATCTGGGGAGCCAATCGACCCTAGTGGTTCCCACGTTCTCATTTGGGTTTCTAGTTCATCCAACTTAGCACCATCAGGTGGGTTGGATACATGCTTAACAAGTCCACGTTCATATAGTGCAGATATTGGTTCCGCTCGTGCATACTTGCCACGAGATGCTCTAACCATCTTTACGGGAACAGTCTCATCTTCACCATGTAACGTAGTCTTAACCATATCACCGCCTTGGTTAACCTCAGCAACGATACGGTCAGCTTCGTATTTGTGATATAGGGAAATAGCTTTAGAAGCCCACCCTTGAGGGGATAGCTTCTCTGTGTAGTCACCTAAGACGTAGGCAATGCCGTTCACATCAATACCAGCAACGACAATACCTGTCATGTCACTTTCTTTGTTAGCTGTAACAGCAGGGTCAATAGCAACAACAATACGAGCTAGGTCAGGTACAGAGTCATGCTTAATTTCAGCTTTTTCCAACATATCTGTAGACCACAGTGCGCCCTCAGCTTCCTCTAGGACTTCTGCGTAAAGTTCCTGACGACCAAGGCGTGTGCCTTCATACTGCGCTTTGACCGCTTCAAGATAGGTTCCTGCAAGGTTAGCAGCATTATCGAAAGTAGAACCACCAGTGACATAAG